TCGGTGTCGGCGGTGAAGTCGAAGTCCACGCCGACGCTCAGGCCGTCCAGGACCCCGTCCTCGGCCAGCTCCAGGGCACGGTCTCCCTCGGGTCCGCGCGCCACCTTGAACTTGGCCTTCAGGCCCGCTGCGGTGTCGGTGAGCTGGACCGCCACGCCAAGGGCCTGCCGGAAGTCGTGGTCCCGCAAGAGCTTCACGCGGGAGATGTCGCTCCACTTCAGGCTGCCCTTGCGGAACCTGAACTTGTAGCCGTACTTGCTGCCGACCTTGCCGTAGGGCAGGGCCAGGCCCTCGATCGTGCGCGACTCCCGGTCCACGGCGAACTCGACCGTGGAGGCGTCGGCGAACGTCAGGCGGGTCTGGTCGTCGAAGGTGATCGCGGTCGGGTCCGAGGCGTCCACGGACGCGGGAGCGGCCTCGGGTGCCGCTGTGGGTGCGCTCATGGGCGGTTCGCCCTCCTTGCGGCGGATGTCGTCGACCGTCCACACACCGAGGGCCAGGCCCTTCTCGTACACGGCGAAACGCTCGGTCGGGTTGGACTTCAGGTAGTCGTCCAGGTCGAACACCACGTGGTAGCCACGCTTGGTCACGTCCCCCATGGACAGACGGTCGGTGATCGCGCGCATGAACGGGGCCAGGACGTCGTTGATCCGGTCACGTCGCCGGTCCACGGCGTTGGCGTAGGTCCGGGAGGTGGTGGACACGCCGAGGTCCTCGGGGTCCACACCCAGGGCGTTGGCCAACTCCAGGGTCACCTGACGCTGCAACTCCACGAGTTGGAGGTCGTGAGGGGTCGGGGAGTCCACCGAGTGGTAGGCCAGCGCGGCCGGTACGTACGCGGTGGACCGGTGACGACGTGAGGTATCCCAGTCGCCCAGGATGTCCTGAATCTGCTCGTCCTCCACCGGGTCGACGCCGTCCGACGGGGTGAAGTAGTCCAAGGGCCTCGGGTTGTCGGCGTAGAGCCGTGCCGTCTGGTCGAAGAGGACCGCGCGCTTGATCGAGCGTCCGCAGACCTTCAGGACCGCCGGGTTGGGCGAGTCGAAGCGGATCATCTCGCTGGCGGACACGGGCTTGCCGTCCACCCACACCACGGCCCCACGAGGGTCCTCACCGGACGGCAGGGGTGCGGGTGACCGGCCGTCCGGCGGCACCAGGGACACCGAGGACGGGTCGAGTCGCCGCGCGGTCATGGGGTAGTCGTCGAAGCCGAACCCGGTGATCCTCCACCAGGCGATGGCGTCGAAGACCAGGTCTTCGACGGTCTGGGCCAAGGTGACGACGTTGGGCACGTCGGGGTCGATCTGCTCCAGCAGCGGGTTGCGGACCAGCTTGTTGTCCGGTCCCTTCTGGACCAGCGGGAGCGTGGCGATCGAGCACAGGAGGTTGCGGCCCTTCTGGACCGCCGGGACCGAGAGCGCCTCAGCACGCGTGGCGGTCGGGAATGCCCCGCCTCCGCGCATCTCCAGGAACATCGAGTCGATCGGCATGGGTGCCGACTCCGAAAACGTGGCCACGGGCGGAGGCGCGTCGGGGATACCGGCCAGTCGCCCGATCCAACCCCAGAAGCTCACACCTCGATCTTACGTTACCGATAGGGGGTAGGGGTATCCGAGTTCGTTTAGGAAACTCAGTCTGTCGTCCGGGCCACCACCAGACGGGGCTTGCCCACCGACGCGGGCAACGTCCGTGCCAGATGGACGGCACCGGCAGCCGCGTACGCGCAGTCGACATGTCCTGTCCCCTTGCGGGTGAACACGTAGGCGTCACCCCTCATGAGCTTCTCGGCACCGAGGACATGCGCGTCCAGCAGCGGGTCACCGGAGTGGACGATCTCGTTGGAGTCGATCACGTCCACGAAGCCCATGCACACGGCGGTGATCTCCGAGGTGATCTCCACGATCTGAGTACCGGCGGGAAGCCACGGGGACCGTGCCCCCTTGCGGGTGGTCAGCTTGGCCGCCACCGCTGCGGCGGGCCCGTTGGGCATCCAACCCAGGACCTTGGGCTTGATCTTCTTCACGTGGCCCGGCAGCTCCCTGCGGAGGTCGCTCAGGCACTTCTCGCCTTCCCAGGCCGCGATGACCTCGACACGCACCCGCAGGACGTCCGGGTCGTCGCTCGGCAGGACGGCTGCGGCCACCAGGGACGCATGCCGAGCGTCCAGGCTCACGTCCAGCACCAGGCCGACGTTGCGCAGTCCGGTGAGGACACCGGGGTCCAGGTTGGCCGCCCACTTCTCCGGGTTCACGGCCGGGTTCATGTGTTTCACGCGGATGCACAGGATCTCGGTCAGGAAGGTGTTCAGCTCCTCCCCGCCGTTGACCTTGGCTCGACGGGCGTCGGCCAACAGGTCCTCGATGTCCGTGCGGTGGCCGATGTTCGGGTTGGCCATGGCCAGGGCGTGCGGGTCCTCGGGGTCCGAGCCCTCGGGAGCGCTCCACTCCAGGAGGCCCAGGCGGCGGTCACCCTTCCCGGTCTCGATGAACCGCAACGCCTCCTCACGGAGGGAATCCAGGACCACCGAGGTGTCATCACCCATGTTCGTGATGGCCACGACCTGGCCGAACGGCTTGGCGTTCATGGCGTGGTACGCGGCACCCCAGGCGGACCAGTCCGGGTGCTCCCGGAGTTCGTCCAGGGCCAGGCGGTCGATCGACAGCGACCGGCCGCCCTTGCGGTTGCTGGCCGCGATCTTGTACCGGGAGGTCTTGGCGGGGTCCTCCGGGTCCACGGCGGTCAGGCACTCCTCACCGGCCGCCTTGCGGACGCCACCCTTGGGGACGTCGCAGGCCAGGTCCGGGATGGACTCGGCCAGGTTCACGGCGTCCGCCCAAACCTCTTTCGCGTATGAAAGGTTCGTGCTGGTGGCCAGGATCATCGGCCAGCGCTCGATGAACTGCCAGAAGAGGATGAGCACCTTCACCAGGAAGGTCTTGCCCTGCTGACGGGCCACGAGGATCAACAACTTGCGGAACCGGGGCTTGGCCCTGCCTTCAGCGTCGGTGTCGGGCAGCAGCTCCCCGCCGTGGATGACCGCACGGCGCTCCCAGGGGTCCAGGGGCGTCTTGAGGACGTGCTCGGCGAACCACTCGACGTCGAACCCGTAGGAGGTCTCCTCGGTGAGCGCACAGCCGCACCCGCACGGTCCCGGCGGACCGGTGACGAGCGGCGGAGTCTCAAGCCGTGGATGCGTGCTGCCGAGCAGCCCTTCGAGCCCGAAGCTCGTCGGCCTTGCTTCCACCACCGTCATCGGTCCTCCCCTCCTTCCCCTTGGCCACGGCGGCCCTACCGGCCGGAGTCATCCCCAGGGCCGTGAGCGTCGACAAGAGCAGCGGACCGAACCTGCCCACGTCCCCGTCCGGGGTGTCCAGGAGGGCCGCGTAGCGCTCTGCGAGTGCCACGGCTGCCTTGTCCTGCGGTTTGAGGTCCAATGCGCTCACAGATGCGCTCAGAGCCTCGGAGATGGTCACGTCGGCCTCCTTCGAACGCAAAAAGAGAGAGGACTGTGGGTCACCTGGGGTCACTCCCTGTGGGGAAAATCGGGTCCGCGGTCGTCACCATCGGGTCTGCGGTTCGGGTCGCGGGTCCACCCTGCGCTGTTGTGCCACGGCGCTTCCGGCCTGCCTGTTGCAGGTCGCGTGCTCCGGGCCCGTGTAGAGCCTGCGGTCGTGGTCGTCGTGTCCGAGGTCCCAGGGTTGGTCACGCCTGATGGGCTGATCGCACCTCGGGCAGATGTGCCTACCCGTGGCCACGGTGGGTGCCCAGCGCTGGCGGAGTTGCTGGTGTGCGCGCCCGTACCCGCGTGCGGTCGTGGTTCCCCTCATGCTGCCGCCTTCTCCCTGAGCCTGGCCCTGAGCGCCTGGATCGGGTCGGGGCGCTCCGCCTTCACCACTTGGTTCCGGGCCAGGTGACCCACCTTCTCGGCCACGTCGGGCACCATGACGTTCATCGCGCTGGCGGTGTTTTCCTCCTCGGGGAACTCCTGGCGGTAGAGGTTCAGGTAGTCCTCCAGCCACCGGGCGGCCGTGTCGACCAGGTCCCCCACCCACAGGTTCGGGACACCCTCGGGCCACACGGCCTGGACGATCTCCTGCTCGGTGCCCCAGGGCAGGGCTTCGATGTCGACCACGATCGGCCTGGACTTCACGGGTGCCACCCGGACGGGCTCCTCGATGCCCTCCTCGTCCTCGGTGTCGTACTGGCCGTAGCCCACGGGCATCGGGTCGCCGTCCACCTCGTCGACCTCCGGTTCCACGTCCTCCTCGACCGGAGGCGTCGTGTCCATTGTGGCCTGCCGCTGCTCGGGGATGACCACGGTCAGCTCGGGCTCGTTTGCATTCGGAACAGGGATCTGCTCCCTGCTGGCCTGGTCAACATCCGTACTGCGGATGTCAGCCTCGACATCAGTAGTACTGATGTCGAGAGCCTTGTCCATCCAGCAGCCGGGGCCGAACTCCTGCTCGCGCTCCTCGACCGTCATGTTCGAACCCTTGTGCTCCTCGCCCAGGAACGCCTTGACGGCCTTCTCGCTGTAGGGAGCCTTGGCCTCCCGGGCGCACTTGACCAGGGCGCGGTCGACCTTGTCCCGGCTCTCGTGGGCCAGGAGCGTGCTGGCGATGGTGGCCTTGATGTCCGTGGCCACCCAGTCCTGGATCGTCCAGGACTTCCCCTCCCGCCGGGCCCGTGCCTCGAACTCGGCCAGGAACAGCGTCCAGGAGGGCTCGGGGTTCCAGTCCGGGTTCAACTCGGCCAGAGACTGGGTGCGGCTCTCGCGGTTCCTGTCCTTCTCGGCCAGGACAGCCGCACGGTCTCCCTTGGTCGACTTGGTGGACGTCCTCCCTCTCTCCTTGGGCGGCGCAGCCGCCAAGGAAGGGGAGATCGAGGGCAGGTCCCCCACGGGCAGGTCCCCTTGGGCAGGTACAGGGTAGGTACCGGGGCTATTGAGCGTGACGTCACGCTCGATTCCCTGTGACGTCACGCTCGAAATCCTGTGACTGTCACGCTCGATTCCCTGTGACGTCACGCTCGATTCCCTGTGACGCCTCTTGTCACGGCTGCGCTGCTGACGCTCCTTGCCGCGCTCCCTCCTGGCCGTGGCCCTGGACTCGACCGTGTCGGCCTCGCTGAAGTCCGCGCCGAGGTTGAACTGCCAGCAGTCGATCCCGCGCACCTGGCCGACCACCTCGGCCACTCTGACCCGCGCGATCCGCTCCAGCGCGCCCTTGATCTCGTCCTCGCTGTAGCCCGTCTCGTCCATGAGCGTGGGGATCGAGGGGTACGACCTGGCCCCGGTCTTGCCGTCCGCGTACGTGGCCATCACCAGGGCGACGTGGCGCATCTTGCTGTCGCACTTGCCCCGGC